TGCGGACTTGAATTGAGCTAATGCCGTAGTCGTCCACGTAACACTGCTGGCGACGGTGAAGGCGATATTTCCGAGCCCGTCCGCGTTGTAGGTCGTGTAGCGCATACCTTGGTGCGTGTGCGCCGTAAAGACTTCATTGTAGGCGGGCGAGACTCCGGTGCTGAGCGTGATCGAGGTGAGATCTTGGGCCCAAATCGATTGATTCAATCCCGCATCATTCGGGAGAAGGACCGTGAAAGATCCTGCTTTTTTGGCGAACTCTAATCCCGAGCTAGTTGGACCGACGGTATCCCAATACACCGTCGGGGAACTGTCGGCATTTCGGAACACGACGCGACCGAGCGACGTGGCCTGAATCCCATTGGTGCCTGCACGTAGCGCTACTTGCGTAGCTGGGCTGCCGGTAAGATCGGACCGTCCCATCGATACAGTAGTCGCGTAGAACCCGCCCAACTGAACGTCCGCATACCCGGAATAGTAAAAACCGGTATGTGTCCCGCCAGGATCAGGAGCACTATCGATCTCGACCATGCCACCCGGAGCCGATGCGCCGACGCCATGCGGGCCGCCGTGCAGATGCAACGATCCGCCAAAGGCATTGGTTACCGGCGCGCCGCCGCCAGCCATGATCCAGAGCTCGACACCCTCGACGTACTTGTCCGTCGTCAGCGATGGACCGGGGTAGATGTGCCAGTCCCCGAGACCACCGCGCAACTGGATGTTGCCGTCCATGCCGTTGCCGTTGACGAGGTAGTCGTTCGGATCGCCAGTGATCAGTTCCCCCGAGCTGGTCATGCCGAGTCCCATCATCGGTGACGTGGTGGTCAGTCCCGGAAGCGGCCACGGGGGCGCGGGCGATAGCGTGCTGCCACTGCGATTGGCCACCGTGCTATCTCCAAACCAGTACTCAAGATCGTAAGCTCCCGCCGCGCCGTGGTTGTAGTGACCGTCGGCGTTGAAGACGACCGGCGACGGCGCGGGAGAAGGATCGAAGGTGATCGAATTGCCGCCATTAAAGGCGGCCTGCAAGCTTCCACCGCCTCCGCCGCTGGTTCCTCCGCCGCCACATGCGCTGGTCGTCCAGCCAGTAGAGGAAGCCGAACGCGAGACCAAACACTGGCCATCGCTTCCCGGCGGCTGGAGCGTGAACCCTCCGAGGCCGTTCGACACGGGAATGTCGCCCTTGACGATGCCTGCAACCGGCGGCGTCGGCGTGACGTGGTCTACGTTCGCCGCGTCAGTGTACATGCTCGCGCCGTCGCTGCAACGGTTCCAGTAGCGCGGCTTTCCAGATGGACCCGGAGCGCTCGTCTGGCAGGTGGGCGTAGTGCCCGGCCCTACCGGCGTCGCTCCGTTGTAGGCATACGCAGTGGCAGCAATGAGAGCTATGGCAACCGCGACTACGCGGGCTTGGCGACCCATGACACTCCTCCAGAAAATTGTGAGTTGGTACGAATGCGGAAGCCGGCGGTCGTCTTCAGCGTGATGCGAACGACTGGGCCGCCGCTCACGTCGTCGCTCATTTCCACGCCGGTCGGTACCTCGTAGCTGGTGTTTGGCATCGACGGCGATAGCGCGACGTCGACGTAGTCGAAGCCCGCGCCCGATCCGCCAGTCGCGAAGGCGGCAATTCCGCGTTGCTCGGTAGGAAGCGCTGCCGTGCCGCCCGCGATCACGAACTCGTAGACGTTACCGTGACTACCGGTGGACCCGCTGCTTCCGCCACCAGCACCACCGCCACCAGCGCCGCCTGGGCAATTGGTCGTGTTGACGAAGACGATCCCGCCGAGCTTTTCCACGTAGGCGACGAAGAGTGCGCCACCGCCACCACCGCCTCCGCCGCCGCCACCACCGCTTGATCCAGCGGGAACGATCCCGTCACCGCCACGCGCAAGCAGATCGGTTGCGGCGCGCAGCTTGAGCGTCTTGCCAATCAGGCAAATGATCCCGCCTCCCGCGCCGCCGCCACCACCACCGCTCGTGCCCGCGTTCGTCGCGCCACCGCCACCGCCTGCGCCGCCGCCAAGAGCGACGAGTCCGCCGCTGCCAGCGATGAGCCCTGCGAGCTGCCAGATCGTGAAGGCAACAGGGCCGTTTTCGGCAGTGAGTGAAGCAGATCCGTTTCCGCCACCGATGCCGCCGCCGCCGCTTGAATTTCCACCGGGGCTGCCATTTCCGCCGATGGCATTCGTGTCGCTCGTACCAGGATTGCCGGGGCTGCTACCGCTGAGATTGACAGCGCCAGCTCCACCGGCGAAGCCTCCTCGGAGGGTACCGATCGCGCCTACGAGTCCCGGTGTGATGTTTTGCGCTGGGGGGCCGATGCCAGCGTTTTGCCCGTTGGCGATCAGGACGGGAGCGCCAGCACCAAGTGCGCTGCCCGTCGTGTCGAACGTGCCTGTAAAAAAGATGCGGAAGTTTTTGACTGTGTGGCTGCTGACGATGAGCTGCGCGTTGCCCGTAAAGGTGATGTTTGTCGCGCGGATGTCGCGCGTGATCGAGTAGACGTTGGCGACGGGCACCATCCCGAGCACGGTCGACGTGCCATCGAACACGAGCGCGCCGTCATCGCCGCCGCCGAGCTGGAGCGTGTCGATTGCTGCCGCGAGATAGTCGATCCAACTGCCGTGGTTGTTGAGCACCCAGTTGAGCTCGTCGGCTGGCAGTGGCTCGGTCGGGATAAAGCCCTCGTCTTGCGCGCCCGTTGATGGCGTCGACTTGTTTGGCAAGCCGCTGACGGGGCCGTGCGTGTAGTTGGTATCGGTGGCCCAGTCGGGCGGGATCGTGGGCCGGGTCATGAAACAGCTCCTTCGTCCTGGGTCATCTCGCCAGCCAGGAGGCCGCCGGTGATGGTGCCGTCGTAGCCGGGAGACTGCGCGGCCGTCGGCGTGGTGATGAGGTCGGGGCGAAAGGCGTAGCCGCCCAAGATCGTCGACGCGAGCGGAGTGCCCAGCCAGACGAACGACATGCGCACGCCGGCCATCTTGGCGCGCTCGAGGAACTCGTCTTCGATTGTCGCTGCCGGAACCGTGACGGGGCCATATCCCGTGATGACGACGGCGCCGACGTACTCGCGCGCCTCGATCGCGGTGCCCGGCAGCAGCAGTGTCGCAACGCGCAAGATCGCCGTCCGCCGTCCGCTCGATCGGTTGGTCGCGATGCGCGCGCGAATGAGCAGGTTGTAGACATTGTCGATGAAGCCCTCGCGCCCTTGGCCGACCAGACCGCCGAGCTTGTCGAGCAGGTCACCGAAGACGAGATTTTGCTGCAGCTGGCGATCGATGTAGACGTCCCATGCTGCATCTTCGACCGCCTGGAACTCGGTCAGGTACGCCGTCAGGAGCGCCGTCATCCGAGGCAGTCCCTTGTACTGCTCGAGTAGGCGCCCCAGCCCCTCGCCAACGTAATCGGTGTTCTTCGTCAAGCTCATGGCGTCACCGTGAGCGTGATGTTTGCGGTCTCGAAATCACCAATCTGTCGAAAGGTGAGCGTGATGTTGGTGGCGGTCACCGGGCTCGGCGCAGTGCCAATATTGAACACCGGAACATCGAGAACTCCGGCGACGTTGAAGGCCTCCGCCTCGACGTGCTTCCAATAGATGGTGCTGCCGACGGTGGAGATCGCACCGAAGCCAGCGAGCGCGCTCTTGACTTGCGTGGCACCGTCGCCTGGGAACATCGTGGGGTCAGTCAAGATCGTCAGCACGATGTAGATCGGCACCGCTTCCGGGCGCGTGAACCGAATCGTCTCGGAGAAGCCCTGGTCGTCAGTGCTGGTCTCGGTGGTGTTCCCCCACGTGCCGATGCCGGCGCCCTTCTCTGCGAAGATCAGATCGGCTAGCGCCTGGTCGTCGTCGCCCGTGTTGCCGGGCTGATAGCACACCACCTCGATCGAGTGCGGCGGGATGCCGTTCGCGTCGACGACGTCGCTGTCGTTGAAGTAGACCGTGCAGTTCTTCACCTGCGACGAGAACTTTCCCGCCTGCGAAGCCTCGAACACCGCCGAGCGGATCGCGTCTGCGGTCGCGGCGCCGCCCGATTGCAGCTCTTCTTCTCGGCGCAGGCGCAGATTCGGATCGCTCTCGATGTCGCTGCCAGGGATCCCGTCGTTCGGGTTGTTGATGCTGTTCCAGCCTGAGAGCGGCGAAGCGATCACGCTCAGCGTGCCGCCGAGGCATTGCTGCGGGCCGGTGTTTACCGCCTCCCAATTCGCCGTGATGTTTGCGGGTGAGCCACCGGTGTTGGCGACCGTGACCTTGTTGGTGAAGAGCACGCTCGGGTCACCGCCGTTGATGCTGGCCAGCATCGTCCCAGGCGCGGCGCTGAAGCCGGCATTGACGTTGCTCACGACGCCAGGCACTTGCGTCTTGGTCGCTGCCTCGCGATCTGTGCCCGTCAGGAGCGACAGGCCTTCGAGCTGGTCACCGGTCGCGATGTCCGGGTCCATGCCACCGTAGAGCGCGGCGAGGATTTGCCACACCTCGTCAAGCGCCGCGGCGACAATGCCAGTAGCCACCGCGATCGGGTCCGGCGGCTGGAGGTCCAGCACGGGCGAGATGCCGGCGAGCTGCTCGGCCTGCATGTCACTCAAGATCACGTCGAGCGGCTTGCGCTTGAAGCCCTCGGGCAGAAGTCCGTAGGTCGCCATTTACGGGCCCCCAATCGTGAGCGTGCCGATAACAAACGGAACGAAGTCGCTAGACTTCAGCGTCGTGCCATCGGCGAGCATGCAGGCAAAGACGAGTTTGGCCGCGCGCCGCGCGTCGACGGCGAGCGAGAAGCTATCAAGCGAGGCGACGCCTGGGCATGTCGTGATCACCTGCTTGAACACCTGCGCGACGATCGAGAGCGCCACCTTCTGGCCGAGAATCGACTGGAAATAGGGGATGCCCGTCGTCGGATCGAGGAACCACTCTCCGAGGAAGAAACGGAAGCGCGTGAAGAGCAGCTGCTGCACTTCCTCGGACAGCGAAGAGCAGAGACGATCGGAACCGTTCGGTCCGATGTAGATGTCTCCAACGTTTGGGTTGTTGGCGTCAACGGACATGGCGAGTCGAAGGGACGCCATCAATCAGCCGCCTTCTCTGTCGACGATGCGCCATGGGTTGCACCAAGCCCACCAGGAAGACCGGCGGCGGTGGCAAATGGAGTGGCAACCGGAGCGCTCAAGCTACTGAGCGCGGCTTCTACGGCCGCTGCCCATGCGCTCATCGCTGCGCTCGCGCTCAGGTCATCGCCTTCACGCACGATGCCTTTCGTGGCGCCAGTGCCGAGATGGATCTCGCCACCCGGAGTGATTTCGATCTGACCGCTGGACGCGTCGTCCTTGCCGATCACCATGTTGGTGTCGCTGACGCTCTGAAGCGCTGCCTTGTCGGGTGCAGTCGCCGGGATGAAGTACGCGCCGTCGAGCGTGTGCATCCCAAGATCGCCGGGGTCGCCCTGGCCGCCCGTCGAGCGCCACGCGCCGAGCGGACGCTCCGCAAAGATGAGCATCCCAGGATCGCCCTGCTGCAGCGGCAACGACATGAAGAAGCCGCCGCCACGCGGGAATGCCACGGGCACGTCTTTGAGCTTTGGCATCTGCTCGGAGACCCAGTTCGGCGGCGTCGCGCCGTCGCTGACCATCCGATTGATCATGATGGTGATCTCGACGGTCTGCTTCGACGCGTCGAAGGACTCCACGCGCGCGGGCAGCGACACGTGCACGTCGAGCATGTGCGCGTCGATCGCCATCTGGATCAGCTCAAGCAGCGTGACTTCTTCGGCGGCGATGTCGCTCATGTGTATTGCCTCGCCACCGCGTTGACGTGCCAGTCGTCGGCCCAGCTCTGGCCGACTTTCTCGCACTCGGTCAGGTAGTAGCCGCCGTTGAAGTTCGCCGACTCGAGCGCAATCTTCCGGCCCGGATCGAGGCCAGGGATTAGCATCGCCTTCAACTTCAGGATGCCGGGGTCTTTTGGCTTGACCTTCTTCGTGGTCTGCTTGGCACCGGGCGCGAACTGCTGCGGATTGCCGAGGGACACCGTTGCGTCGATCGCCGCCTCCGGCGAATCAAGAAGGCCTGTCGACGGCGTGAGCCGGATCGCGCTCTGGTTCAGCGGCGCGCCCTTCTGCAGGAGCTGCAGCGCGCCACGCTGAATCGACCAAGTCAGCCCAATCGAGTTGAGCAAACGCGTGAGCGCTTTCGACGCCGAACCATCGAGCGTGAACGAATGCGCAAGCACCGAGCCGATGCCCGCGATCTGAGCGGTCGCTTCGAAATTGGCGGCGTTGCCGAGTCCAATGCCCATGGCATCAGCACACTTCTTCAGGATGTCTCCGATGCGCGCGCCGGCGTTGTACTGCATGCCCGGCGAGAAGCGCGCCTCACGATAGGAGCGGCCGCCATCATCTCCGCTGAGCGTCGTCTTCCAATCGGTGTCATCGCGAAAGCTGGCCACCTCGCGCAGGTCGCCCGAGAAGATGACGCTGGTGTTGTCCTTGTAGCCGGCCTCGACCTGCACCGGGATACCCACCAGCTTGCTCGATGACGCGTTCGGCCGGTTTCGCTTGAGCAGCTCAGCGCGGTGGTCCTGGCTCAGGTTCCAGATCGTGAGCACGCACTTGTTGGGCTCTGGCTTGAGCGTCGACAGCACCTTGAATTCAACGTCGAGATTGCTCACGTCGAGATCGCCCACGATCACGCGCCATGCCCTGGGAAAGAGCTGCGAGCTCATGTGAATGCTCCTCCCGGCTGGAGGTCTGGATCGTCGGCGGTGATGTACATGAGCAGCACGCGCTGCCCAAGCTCCTCCGGCGAGACGATGTCCGCGGCCTGGTCGGGCGTCGGCGCGCTCATGTCACAGCACGCGAGCACGCCCTGCGGCACCGCCTGATTGGTGCGAAAGCGCCGCAGGAGCGGCCACGAGACCACCAGCTTCACGAGCTCGCACAGCGGGTTGCCGTCCTGGTCCTCGACATCGAGGTACCAGCACGACTCGCGATCGCTCCACTGGAAGGTGAGCAAGTACTCGAGGCCATCGAGCTGCGTGGTCTGCTCGAAGCGCTTGTCAGTGGCGGCCGCGTCGGTGTCGATCACGAGGTAGCTCATCCGCCACCTCCGAAGAGACCGCCGATAAAGTTGGCCGTCTTCAGGAGTGCCGACTTCATCTGCTGCTGTTCGGTCTGCGTCGCTGCCTTGGGCGCCTTGTTGCCGCGCTTTTTGGTCTGCACCTTCGACGGCAGCGCCTGCACCGTCTGTGTGTCGACGACGACGATCTCCTTGAAGTCGACTGTGAAGCGAAGCGCGTTGGCCGTCTCGACGCTGCGCGGGCTGGCAAAGTTCTCGATCACCATGTTCTTGTAGGTGGCGAGCGAGGTGGTGATTGTGAACACCGCGCCGGCCAGCGCCGCATCGACGAGCACGCCGTAGACGTCGCGCATGCGGTCGAATTGGGTGGAGAAGCTCACCGCCTGCCAATCGACCTGCAGCGCTCCGCCGAAGAACGGCGCCTCCAAGATCCCCGTCTGGATGGGAGCGGAGAACTTGCCGACTTGGGCGGTGACGCCGTTCGCCTGCGACTTCGGCGCCGACAACGGCGTGTTGGTTACCAGGCCCTCGATCGACAGCCGGCGCGGAAGCGGGCGGATGTAGTCGGTGACGTTCTGCCCGCTCTCGACGCGATGCTCGGTGACCTGCGCGTTCGCCTGGTGGTTCTCGTTCACCGACGCGTCGAGGTACACGTTCCCCGTCGAGTCGTCGGGCATCTCGTACGAGAGCAGCACCTGTGCGGGCTCGGCCATCTACTGGCTGCTCCTCGCGCGCGGGACGTTTGCCGCTGCTTCACGGATCGCCTGCTTGAGCACCGGCCTCGCGCTGTTGGCCGCGTGGTCGCCGAGGTGCTTCTCGTTCATCCCCTTCGACGGATGGATGTGCTGCACCAACGTCACGTTGCGGTGGGCCGGGTGAAACGCTTCCGACGACATCGAGACCGGCGGCAGCGAAGGGCCGAAGGTGGCAGCGGTAGATGGCGAATAGCCAGCGCCGCGCATCTGGTCGAGCGTGTTCATGCGCGCGGTGAGCGCCTGGCCGCGCGTCATTCCCTTTGGAACGGTGAGATAGGACTCGGGGGTCAACCCCTGCTCCCCGCGCGCCTCGGCAGCGAGGTAGAGCTTCGCGCTGTCGGTGATCGCGCGCTCCTGCAGCGAGAGACCTCCACGGCCCTTGCCGCCGGAGAGCGCGTTGCGGATCGCGGCCTGACGGTCGGCAGCCTTCGCGTTGTCGAACAGCTGCGTCGCGCGGCCGAACACGTTGATGGCGGAGATGAAATGCACCATCGCCGACAGCATGTCGTAGATCTGCTTGATGACCGGGACCGAGTCCTTGAGCGCTGCCATGGTGCCGACCCAGGCGTCCTTGAGTCCCTGCACCACCTCGAGGTGAGCGTCCTTTCCCCAGATCTTGTCGATCCACTCGCCAGTCAGCGAGTCGCCGCCCTTCATCATCGTGATGAGGTCGTCGACGATGAGCACCAGCGCAGCGAGCGCAGCCGCAATGGCGATGACGGGTGCGAATGCGATCGCCATCTTGATCGCGAACGCCGTGGCGATCGCGCCGAGCACCACCAGCGTCGCCTGGACGATGTTCGACTCCTTGGTCATCTCGCGAATCCAGTTGACGACCTTGGTCAAGCCGCGCTCGAACAGCGTCACCACGGGCAGGAGCTGCACCATGATCGTCGAGCGCAGCGACGTGAGCGTGAGATTGAGCTTCGCGGACTGCTCCTCGAACTGCTCCGACTCCTCGCGCGCCTGCTTGCTGTAGCCGCCGCCGAGCTCGCCGAACGAGGCGGTCAGCTCGTCGAGCCCTTCGCGGCCTCGCTTCAAGATCGGAAGTAGCTCGCGGCCAGAGCGGCCGAACAGTTCGGTGGCCGCGGTCGCCTGCTTGGCCGGGTCCTCGATCTTCGAGATGCCGTCGGCAACGCGCAAGAACATCTCGTCGGCGCCAAGACCTTTTAGGTCCGCAGCCTTCATGCCGAGCAGCCCGAACCCCTTGGCCGCTTGCGTGCTGCCCTGCTCCGCCTGCTGCTGCGTCACCTGCAGACGGCCCATACTCGACAAGAGCGCGTCGGCGTCCTCGCCAGCGGAGCGCGCGGCGAACTGCCACTTCTGGACGCTCTCGGCGCTGATGCCCAGGCGCGCCGATGCGTGATCGATCGCGTGCATCGCCTGGACGTTGGCCTCGACGAACTCGTAGATCTTCTCGACGGCGAACGCGGCGGCGACGCCCTCGGCCAGCTCCTTGACGCGATTGACGAACTGCGAAAGGCGGTTTTCGCCCTCCTCGACCTTCTTGGTGTCGACGTCGAAGCCGAAGACGGCAACGAGCTCGCGGAGAACTCCGCTTCCGCCCTCGCTATGTCCTTCGCCTTCGGCCATCAGTCTTCGTCCTTTGGTTGCGCGTCGTCGATTGCGTCCAGGACGTCATGCGCTTCGCAGACGTCGTTGATGCTCCAGAACCTCTCGATCTCGGACTTGGTAGCGGGATGCGTCGGATGGGTGACGATTCGCCAGGTGAACCAGACCCAAGGGTCTACTTCGAGGTCGACCGCACCATCTTGGCGAGGTCGACGCCGGCGCCGCCTTTCATCACTCCATCGAAAAAACCGCTGAAGTTCACCTCCATGCAGAAGGTCAACCACTTGAAGAACGCCATGTACTGGCCTTCGAATCGCTCGGCCTGGTTCTTCTCGACGAGCGGCACCCAGTTGTCGCCGTCCTTGACGTGCGAGGCGTCGCCGAAGAGGCGCGCGAAGTACTGCACATCGTCGACAGAGAGCGCCGCCGGGAGCGCGTCGAACAGTCCCGCCATGCGCTCGGACTCGGTTGCGCCCTTGAACATCGACGATAGAACCGGAGACACGATGCCGGAAAGCCGAACGAGCGCAGTCAGGCCAAGACCGAACGGGAGCGGCCAAGCGCGAAAGGCGCGGCCGTCGATCTCACGCGTCTGCGCTTTCTCCTCGAGCCCCATGGGCTAGTTCCCGCCCTCGATCCAGGTGTCGTAGCCGTAGGGCAGCGTGAACTCCCACTCGCGCGACTTGGCGGTGCGGTCGCGATCGCTCGACGGCATCGCCACCACCCACGCCTTGGAGTCCTGCACGACCGTCTTGCCCTGCAGGTCCTGCATGAGGAACGTGCCCACGCCAGCGCCATTAAACGCGGCACGGTCGGTCTGGTGGATGGCTGAGAGGTCAGCGTTCGACGAAGACGTCTGCAGCAGCTTCACCACAACCTTGAGCCGGGCGTCGCCGCTCTTCGAACGGGCGACGCCGCCATCGACGCCGACAACTTCCGCGAACGCGGGAGTCTTGGGCTCGACGGTGATCCATGAGCCATCGGCAAATTCCTGCAGGCGCTTGCCTGAGAAATAGACGACATGGTTTTGCGGGTCGTAGAATTTTGGTCCGGGCGGCATCTGTTCTCCTTCTCAGAGCGCGCGCCGAGCTGCGGATGGCGCTCTACAGGTTCACGGTTCCCTGGATCTGCACGGTCTGAATCGCTTGCTGCGCGTACGCGGTGAAGTTCAGGTTCTTGAGCACGCGCGCGCTGATGTCGGTCTTGGCGATGGTGGAAATGTCCGGCAGCAACACCTGCGGCTGGAATCCCGGGTCGCTGCGCAAAAGTGCCGCCGGCTGGCTCGGGGTGGCGGTGAACTGCTTGAGCGCCGACTTGAGCTCGCCGCCCATCATCGCGATGCCGAACGGGTCGTAAGGCACCTTCGGCTGCGTCACCAGGAGCACGTACTCCTGGATCTGGATCTGCGCGGCCAGCGCATCGATGCCACGGCGCAGGTCAGCGTAGAGGCCCGAGGCGCACACGCCCACCTGGGTCACGTTGATGCCCTGGATGTTGATGTAGTAGTTGAGGTTGTTGCCCTGCAGATTCGTGATCTGCGTCGGGGTCAGCGTGTCGGCGGTGACGCCGGCTAGCTGCTTGAACGCCCACGTGTCCGTGCCCGGGTTCGCGGTGAACCGCTGCGCCTCGAGCGCAAGTGCGCCGTACTGCACCTGAGTGCCGCCGAACTGGCCGAAGCTGTAGGTGTAGCCCGAGGTCTTGAGCGTGTTGCCGATGCCGCTCGACGCCGAGAGGTTGTTGGTGTCGGCCGTCGAGTAGGCGTGAAAGTGCTTGTTGGCCTCCGCCCAGCTCGCGATCGCGGCGATGTTGGTGGCGTCCTGCCACTCACCGGTGATGCCGTACCACGAGGTGTCGACGGTGAGCGCGTTGTTGAGGTCGGTGGCCGGCGACGCCGAAGCGGTGGTGTCGGTGAACGTGCCGCCCTTGATTCCCTGAACGTAGGCGTGCTTTCCCGCCACCGTGACATGCAAGGTGACGGTTCCGGTCGCCGCCGTAAGAGTGCAGCCGTTCGGCGGCGTGAGCGCCGCGATGGAGGCTCCGTCCGTGGTCGCGTTGCCCGTGGCGGTGACGTACAGGTTGGTGACCGAGCCGTTGACGCCGATGACCTGGAAACCGATCGAGTCACCCACGTTCAAGTCGGTGACCAAGAAGGTGGCGGTCTGCGCCGCCGCGGTCGAGCCGCGCACAATCTTGAAGCTCGGCACCGTCGGCGACTGCGACAAGATTGCGGTCGCCATGTAGTAGGCCGGCTCGGTGGTCACGAAGCTGTCGGCGACCAACCCCGCGAGGCTGTTGTACGTGCGGATGAAATCGGTGTTGTGCGTGTGATAGCAAAGCGCCGCCGGCGTGCCGAAGTTCGGCAGCGTCGGGGTCGCGTTGTTCGCGATGATGGTGACCGTGACAATGCTGTCAATGGGACCCACGGGCTAGCCTCCCGCCAAGAAGTTGATGGTGGTGTCCGCAGGCGGGCTGCCGGGCCCCGTCTGCTTGATGACGCCCTGGCCCTGCGTCGAGCCAATCCACTTGCCAGCGTCTTGCGAGGTGTCGACGTCGTTGTCGACGGTGCTGCACGACAGATCCATCACGAACGCGTTGACCATTCGATTGTTCTCGTCGACGTAGCTCGCGTTCTTGCTCGACTGGAACGCGGCGATCCCGAAGATGCCGGCCATGCGCGTGATGCTCGTCGAGCGCTGGAGGCGAGTCTTCAGGGTCTCGAGCATCGCGGCGGCGTTCTTCGGGTCGTCGATCTTCTGCGTGAACGACTCGGCGCGCACGCTGAGCGTGAAGCGCTTCTGCTGCGAGACCGTGACGACCTGGTCGTCGGTCGCGTTCGGCGTCGAGCGCAGCTCTTCCGCGTAGCCGATGTCACTGGTGCCGAAGATGCGCAGCGTGATCGTAGGGTCGAGCATCCACGTGCCGCCCTCGGCCTCGTCGCGCCAGCGCACCTGGTCGGGCTTGAGCTGCATGACGTCGGCGATGACATCGTGCGCCGTGCTCTTGATGGTGGTCCAGTCGATCACCGGCGCCGTTCCTTCCAGCCGATCGCATCGACCAGCTGTCTCGTGGCAACCACGGGGATCTCGGGGTGGCTGAGGCCGGCGGCCGCCTTGGCGCCGATGGTGCTGGTGGCGAGCTCGTCGACCGGGGCAGCGCCAGCGAGGTAGTACTCGCGCAGCTCCTCGGCCCACTTCTCGCCGAGCTCGTGCACCGCCTCCTTCTTGCCCATGTACTCGCGCCGCGTCGCTGCGGTCATCTCGCGGCGTAGGCGTGTCTCGTTCGCGTCGAACCAGATACGCATGATGGGGCGCTCGGGCACCGTGTCCGTGCCGAACTCCATCCACTTGAGCACCTGTGCGAGCGTCGCCTCGGTGTCCTTGCCGTGATAGTCGACCTTCGGCTGCGCGCCGTCCTTGGCGTTGATGCCGACGGCAATCCGGTGCGGCCACACGCGGCGCGTGCGATCGCGAAGGTTCTTTTTCACCTTCTCGAGGAAGCGCGTGTTGACCTGGAAGCGCTCCATCAGAGCACCCGGAAGCCGCTGGTGACGACGCGCTTCAGGTTCTGGATGCGCTCGTCGTAGATGGTCTCGCCAGTTTTCGAGACGAGGTTCATGCTGCGCGCAAACGGGCTCTTGGCAAGAAACTGCGCGCAGTAGAGGAACGTCGCCTGCTGCGTGAGCGAACCCCCACCGCCCAGGCCACCCGACGGCGTGCCTGCGCCCCAGACCGCGTCGGGGACCATCTGCTCGGCCTCCACGAGCTTCGCCTGCACCAGAGGGTCTGGCGCGCTGGCGAACTCGGGATAGAGCGAGCGGAAGGTGAGGAGGTCGATCGCCATTCGCTACTTCTTGGCGACCTGCGAAAGCGCGCTGAGGCGATTCTTGAGCGCGTCCTTGATCTCGTCGCGCGCCTCCGTCCTCAGCCAGTCGGAGAGCAACTTCTTGTCGTCCTCGCCCTCGATGACCGTGAGCGCGGTGTTGACGCCAAAGCCCATCAGCGTGACTGACTTTCGCTCTTCGCCGGTCTGCTCGTCGAAGCTCTCGGCCAACTTGATCCAGCCGTTCTTGAGCCACACGCGCACCTGGGCGTTCTTCTTGGCGCGCTCCCAATCCTTGACGGGAACTACGGTCGCCAGCGCCTTGCCGTCCTTCTCGCGCGGCGCGGACGGGCTCACGGCGATGCCCTGGCCGATCACGCGATGACGGGTCTGCTTGTTGCCGGCGCCATCGATCACTTCCTCGGCCTTGACCTCGGGCGGGAGGTGGAAGATGCGCGGCTGGGTGTTGATCACATGAACCGTGTCCATGTCGCTCCTCCTAGAAGTACAGCGCGTGAACGCTCACGCCGTTGGCCGGCGCGGCGCTGCCGGTCGCGGTGGTGGTCCACGCGATCGTGAGACCAGTGCCGCCGAGATCGAGCACGCCCAGCGTGGGGGTCTCGATGAGGCCGTTGACCAGAGTGAGGTCCTGGCTGGCGGTCATCTGAATCGTCCAGATCGCGACGGTGGTCCCGACGGTGACGCTGGCGCTCGGCAGATTGAAGATCTGCAAGAACGCCGCGGTCGCGCCCGAGAGCAGTCGCAGGTAGGGAACGATGACCGGCCCGGTGGCCTTGATCTGCACCGCCGTGTTGCTGACCGCGCCGTTGAAGAACGCCGACAGCTGCGCGGCTTTGATTTTCGCAAGGTCCTGCGTGAGTCCCATCAGGAGCTCCTTTTTTTACGAAGTGCCGTCGAGGTAGACCGCGCTCAGCGGGTAGTAGAAGACCACCCCGCCGATGCGCGCGTGGCAGGGCACCTCGTACTCCATGCCCTCGAGTTGCGGCGCGAACTGCTCGAACTCCTGCGGAATCTCGAGCGTGAGCGCGTTCTCGTCGCGGCGGTACACGATGCTGCGGCCGCCGGTCGCGCCCGCGTTCTGCTTGGCGAGCTTCGACCACTGGTCGATGTTCTTGATGTACGGGTTGTTCTTGAGGAACAGGTACATCGCCATGTCGGGAACGAGCGCCGAGTACGGCGTCTGCGAGAAGATGGCGAACTCGTTGATCGGCTGCAGCACAGTGTCGGGAATCTCGACGCCGTTCGACTGCGTGATGACCGTGGTCACCGCGAAGTTCAGATCGCCGATCATGTCGGCGGCTGCCGCCGTCGCCCAGTTGCCGACGGGAGCTGGCACCACCGGGACGCTCGCGTTGTTCACGAGCCCGGTGAAGCTGGCGTCGGTCAGTCCCACCGCGGCGATGTCGTCGATGCGCGCTTCGATCGCGCGCCGCGCGGCCGCCGCTCGCTTGTAGTCGAGCTGGCCGCCGCCCTGCGGCGCCGTCATGGCCACCGCGCGCAAGTCCTGGATGGTGTAGCTGTAGCTCGCGCCCAGCGACTTGACGTTGGTGATCACTTCGGTCTTGAACGCGTCGACCTTTTCGAAGTCGGTGGCGTAGTTGGCGATCACCTTCGCCATGCCGACCAGGTCCCACGACCAGAAGCTCCACTGCTCGGCGCCCGGCGGAACCTCGTGCGAGACCGGAATGAAGTCGCGCGCGCGGAACATGGTGTACTTCACGTCGAAGGTGCGCGCCTTGATGTAGAGCAGCTGGCGCGTGATGAACGCCGTCTCCCCCGCGTCGAAGCGGCGCCCGTCGGAGCGCTTGAGCGCGCCGTGGCGCACCATGTCGGCGACGAACTCCCAGATCTCCTGGTACTCGGGATCTTTCTCGTCGCAGCGGAAGTCCTTGAACGACCGGAGCTGATGCGGCGTGCCCGCGTCGCCACCGGTGCGGCTGCCGTCGAAACGGCCGAGATTCTCGACGCGCATTACCAAACCTCCAGGAGCGAGAGACCCGCCGCCGAGGTGGTCATCATCCAGCGGCCGTGAGTGAACTTGATCTTTCCGGTGCCCGCCCCGAAGCCAAACTGGCCGTTCGGGTTGTTGGTCTGCGTGGTGCCGTAGACGTAGACGTCACCGAACTGCGTGGTGGCCTGGGCGCTGAACACCCAGATGTAGCCCTTTCGCAGAAGCGCCACGTCCTGAAACTGCTTGTACGTGGAGTAGGTGAAGTTGCCCTGCGACGCGGTCGAGAGCTGGTCGCTCGCCATGCTCGCCGGATCCCACAGCGGGATGCCGATGAACTCCGAATCCAAGATCGGATCGTCGGAGGTTCCGGTCGGCAGCTGCTTGCAGGTTCCGGTGTCGCCGCTCGACGCCGTGATCGGCGCGCTCGTCGAAGGAACCGACATCGAGGTGGCGCCCGGCGCGGCGAGGAGGCCGATACCGACGGCCGCCTCGGCCATCTTGGTCAGGATGACCTCGGCGCCCTTCTTGACGACCATGCCGGCGACTGCGGCGGCTGGATTGTCCGTGTAGGTGGTTTGCTGAGCCATCGGCCGCTCCTTACTTCATCGTTTCGAGCATCGAGCCCTGGAGGCTGGGGTAGCCGTCCATCTCTCGGTGCGGGTTGGACTTCGACACGGCCAACGGCCGACGGTGACGCGCTTCCTCGTCACGATCCGAGCGGACCTGCGCCAGCGTGCGGCCACCGCCGCCTTGCGCGTCCCGGCGCTCGAAGCCGGGCGGAGGCAGGCGCAACTCGTCGGGCAGATCGCCACCGCGCACGCGGTCGCCGCCGTCGAGGTGCAGCTGCGCGTTCGGCGAGCGCTGCGCCGCGTCCTTGCGGCGATTGCGCACGAGCAAGAGGTCGGCCATGCGGAACAGGCCGTTGACGTAGTCGCCGCCCTTGCCATCGAGCTTCAGCTGCGGCGCGAGCTTTCGCACCGCGGCGATCTTGATCGCCTGCTCCGACATGCCGTCGGCCTTGAACTCACGGCCGAACATCGCAGTCGCGCTGCGGATGATGGCGCCGCGCACGGCCACCGCGTGATCGAGCCGCTGAGCGGAGGTCGCCTCGACGAGCGCGACCTGCGCCTTCTTGGCCCTCTCCTCCGCCGCGTCTGCACGCTTCTTGGCTTCCGCCAGGGCGCGCTGCGTGTCGGCGGCATCCTTGCGCTGCTTCTCCGCCGCGTCGCTACGGCGCTTGACCGCGTCGGTGTGGGCGGGCGTGCCGACTTCGTAGTCGACGCCGTCGATCACTTCGACTTTCATCGTTTCTTCTCCTGAATCTGTTTGATTGCCCTTCGAATCGAGGCGCAAACGAACATCGGGACCCGCGCGCCCGTCGTCGACGAGCGCAACGTGGTTGTAACGAATGGACCGCTGCACGCGGTCGTAGGGCATGCCCGCATCGGGCTCGCCCTCGGGCACGACGCCTGACTTCTCGTCGACGTCGCAGTGGTAGCCGCAGCTCACTTCGCGCCGACGACCCACGCCGAGGTCGCGGATGGTGCGCCCGTCCTGCACGACGAGGCGCGCAGCGATCTTGTCGCCGCTGGTCTTGACGCTGTCGGTCTCAACGTGGCCGACGACGTGCTTCTTGAAGTTGGCCGGGTTGACGTGCTCGGAGGGGTGGGTGTTGGTCAGCGTCGCATTCGGCAGCGTGGCCAGCGTGTCCTTGTGGAACACCTCCGAGGAAGGCCGCCACTCCCGAATCACGCGCCCGTCGGGCTGATCGTACTCAAAGACTCCGGCGCGAGTCAGGAACGCGGGGACAACGAGGCCGCCCTGGGGCGTGCGCTCGAGCTCTCCGGTGGTTCCGCGGTCATGCCGGAAATACTGCATCTGCCCAAACGTGCGGGCAGCGAACGGCACCTCACCAGAAAACGAGCTGTTTCTGGCGAAGATGATCGCATGGTGCATCATGATGCTGCATGGTGCAGAAGCCGCGACGCCCTCGAAGCCTCGACGCCGGCACCGCGCGCCAGCTCGCCGTCGAGGCTAATGTCGATCCGCGCAGCATCATTCGCGTGCTACAGGGCCAGATCGTTCGCGGCAGCGCTGGTGCTCGAGCAACGGCCGCGTTGAAACGCGCGGGCCTGCTCGACGAGTGCTAGCGTGAGCGCATGGCCAATGCCGGAATCGGAATCGCGCTCAGCTGCTACGGTCAGTTCATCGGCCTCGATCCCATCGTCGTCGGCGAGACGGTGAACTGGGCCCTGACGTGCGAAGATCCTGCTGCGCGCACGCCCATCGATGTCACGAACTGGACCTTCGCGTTCTCGCTTGCCGCGCTCGACCTGTTCGGCAGCCCGATCGCGCCGCCGGTGCTGCAGACGTCTCCAGCGATTGTGAGTGCGCCAGCTGGCACAATCTCGACTGCGTGGACGCCGGCCAATACCAAAACGCTCGCGCCTGGCCGCTACATGCTCGACCTGTGGGGAACCGATGGCAGCGGCGGGCGCCTCCGATTGCTGTCAGCGCTGCTCCTGCTCGCGCCTTCCGCGACGCCCGCGCCCTAACTCGGCGGCAGCGGGCTGGCCACACATCTGCAACCAAAATCTTCGCCCGCGTGGCAGTCGTCTCCGTTGTCACTGTCTTCCGCCTTGAGCGGCGGATCATCCCAGTCGCATGTCTCGCCGTTGAGCTCGAGATGCTTGGGTCGCGTCGCCTTGTCGACGGTGCACTTCCAGGCGTATTGCTCGACGCCGGCTTGGCGCTGCGCGTCCTGATTCATCTCCGCCCACGACTGTCCGAATGCGTCGCGCGTCGACTGGGCCAGCTTGCTCTCGACCGCCTCTGACGCTTCCGTGAGCATCCGCTCGAGCGCGTCGGGGTCCTGATAGCGCGGCGAACGCTCGCCCAGCTCCTGCCACTCTCGCAGCGTCTCTCGCGCGCGGCGCGCGCCCTGCGCCTCGTAGTCGATCTGAAGCTGCATCACACGGTCTGAGAGCCGGCTCACGTGGCTGTTCAAGTCGACGTCGAAGTCCTTGGGCTTGACTCCCAGCGCGCGCGCCACCTTCGTGCGCACATCCTCGGCCGCGCGCTTGGCCTCGAGGTGGATCTCCCGCGCCAGGTGCGCAGGCATCTCCGGCACTCGCTTGCGTTCGTCGGCGCGCAGCCCAGCGCGGCCCAGCTCGAGTGCGCGCTTCTTGATCGCTTCTGCATGCACCTGATGGCGCCGAAGGAGCAACGAGACAATCCGATTTTCGATGCCGACAGCGTGGTGGGGTGCGAGCTCGAGCGCGCGATGCACGCGCAGCCGATGACGGTTGCGGCGCGCGAGAACGTTCACGACAGGTAGTAGCCGAACTCGCCGCGCTGCGTGGTGCCAGTGACGGCGCCAGGGGCGACGTAGAGTCTCACGCGCGCGGGGCCAGATACGACTGCCAGGTCGCGACCACCGCCATCGAGCTGCCTGACTCCCGAGAGGCCCAGCGCGCGCCAGCCGTTGCCGACCGCCGCTTCTGCTGGATTGCTCACGCCGCCATAGGGGAGCACGCGAAGGCGAAAGGCTGACTCAACCGTCGCCGCTTCGCCGGAGTCGAGCACCACATCGCTGACGTGCAACCGGCGGCCATTGGGCACGTAGGCTTGCGCCATGTACGTGCGCAGGTCGCCGGTAGCGATGCTCGCGATCGCGGAGCCGGCGCCGGCGTTGTCGGTGAACAGGGTGATCGTGCCCGCGGCGACTCCACCCGAGCCGGCGGTCACCAGCTCGATGCGGTCGATGAGCGCGATGTTGGTGTTCACCGTCGGCACCGCAGTCAGGCCGTTGAGCGTCAGCGTCTCCGAGAACGGGCCGAAGATGTTGCCGCTCGCGTCGAGCGCGTAGTAGGTGATCTTGATCGTGCGCGCACCCGTGCCCGCAGCGGCATCGCTCGCCGACGAAGACTTGACCGAGCGCTGCGCGCCGCTCGTCTGCTCGGTGTAGGTCGTTGCGTTGACCGCGGCCTCCGTCGTGGCGGCAGTGGCGACATATCCAATCGCTCTCGGCATGTGCTTCTCCTAGGTCTCCACCGCGTTGGGCGGCATCGGTTCGGGCGTGTTCTCGAGCGCCTGTCGCTCGGCTTCTGCGGTGACACCCGGCGTTGGCGGAGGATCTTCCGCCACCGACAGTTCGTTCTGAGCCGACTGCTCAGCCGACTGGAGCTCGAGCGCGAGCTGTCGCTTGCGGCTCTCGGTATCGATCTTGGTCTCGAGCGAGTACTTCCCGCCACCGAAACGGCTGAGCAGAATCTCAGAGACGCTGAGACCCATGCCGAAGTACAGGTTGTCGGCTTGCGCCTGCTGGAAGTGCATCTCGGCCTTTTCCTTCTCAGTCATCTGCCAGAGCGGCGCGAAGACGATCGAGAAGTCGCCCGGGTCGTCGTATCCGCCGGCCGTGGACAGGAGCCGCAACACGCGCTCCACCTGCGGCCTGACTGCCGACTCCTGCGTGGCCTTGATGGTGTCGTACCACCAGCGAATGTCACTCTCGCCAGTGGCGTTGAGTCCACCTGGCGACATGCCCATGAGCACGGTCAGCGGCATGCGCGCCGCACTCGCCAGCCGCCGCCATGTCTGGTCGAGCATCTGCGGGATGCCCTCGAATCGGGATGGCACGCGCTCGAAACTCTCGGCGCCTGCGCCTGACTTGTCGCCCGCATCGAGCACGATCGCGCGCAAGACCGAGCGCGCCAGGTCCATGAACTGAAACCGCTGCGTCATCACGTCGGGCTGCTGGGCGATCATGTCGATGAGGCCCTGAATCTTGAACACGCCCTGTGAAGCGTCGGCGAGGAGCGCGCCCGCGGACTGCCAGTTGTCGTTCGTAAGCTGCAGCGCGCGGAAGCACTTCTGCAAGATCGAGTAATCGGCGCCCTGGTTCGCGAGCCGCAACCGCTTCGACGTGAGTTCGCCGCCGTAGCGGATCATCCGCTCCTCGTGAACGAGCAGCACCGATTGCGTCGTGTGGAGATCATAGGGCGCTCCGACGTAGACGCCTACCGGCTGCATGAGGTAGACGGCAACGTCACCGAAGCGCGCCGCCTGCGGATCGGCATACCAGCGCCACGGCGTGAGGTCGCGCTTGTCGAGCACGGTCATGAAGTCGACCGAGCGCACATTCTCCCAGTCAACCGGCTCCCAGCTGTCGCGCCCGTCGTCAATGCCGAGGTAGATCGCGCCCAGGCCGTAAAGACGACCCCACGTCATCGCCTCGCGGTTCTTCTCGCGCGCGCCGAACGTGTCGAGCGCGGCCTGCAGTTCGTTGCACTGCTCCTGCACGGAGTCGGGCTCGGACCGCATCGCCTTTTGACCGATGCCATATGCCTGAAGTTCGTGTTGCTGGATCTGCGCAAGAGAGAGCGCTTGACCGCCCGTAATCGCGGAGCGCACGCCGTCGAGATACGAGCTCACCTGCTCAGCCGCGCTCTTCGACACGACGACGAACCCCTCTCGGAACGCTTCGTCAGGCAGCGCCGAGATGATGCGCGCCGCGATGTCATCGTCGTGGTAGATGGCCTCGAGCACCATCGGCGGCAAGATCGGAGACGGACACGGCGAAGTGTATGTGGTCTTGTCGCGCGACGTGCCGAGCCCGGTCATCGCGTTGGTCCACGAGTCAACCCGCGCCTTGAAGTCACTCAGTGCGGCGGGGCCCAGCTTCAGAAGTTTCTGCGCCCAGCTCACGCTTGTGCCTCCGGCAGATACGACGCGTGCACGAACACGCGCGACCACAAGTACGAAACGTCGAGCGCCAGTGGGTGCACGAACATGGTGAGCGGCAGCTTCTGCCGACGACCGCGAGCGAGCGTGTGGAGCATCGACTGCATCAGTACAGCGGGTTGGGTTCGCCGCAGTAGCGGCACGCAGGCATGTGATCGTCGAACACGTGGTCGCGACACACCGGGCGGATCGCGCCGGTAGCGATGAGCTCGATCATTGCCGGGTCGCCGCCGAGTGCGTGGAAGTAGCGCATCGAGATGCCGTGGTTGTCGCCCTTCTTCAGCGTGTGCTTGACGATGCGAGGCTTCCCCTGGCTGTCGGTGCCCATCGTGACTGCAGGCAGCTTCAGCTCTTCAGTGCCGTCCTTGGAGGGCGTGTACTCGAGCGTCACCGTCTGGCGCACGCGGTGCTCGGGGTCGAATTTGCGAAGCTCAATCATGCGGTCCTCCTGAAAGTTCCAAGTATTCTCGACGCTGCCTCAATGTTCTGCGGCTTCATCGCCTGCAAGTACCTCGCGTTCGAACGGCCGTGCAGATGCAAGATCGCCATCGTCATCGCGTCGACGTCGTCGTCGTGGCGGGCAAACGGGAACGTGACAACCTCCTCGAGCACGTCATCGGCCCACGGATGAATGCTCGCGTCGGGAAACACGATATTTTTAGCCTCGGCCAGTGGCGCCACCGCGTTCGCGCGCGCCACCTTGCTGCCGCCGATGTCGCTTGGGTCGACCATGATGATGCCCGTGACCTTGTCGCGCAGCACCTGCTCGACGGCGGGCCCGTTTGCTTTGTCCTCGATGAGCTTCGCGTAAGCCTTTGGCCACCGACGGCAGAATCCAAGAATCCCCGCGCATGTCTCGGGCAAGCCCATGCGATCGTGGATGCGGTCGACGAGATAAAACTTGCCGCCGCTGTATCCCCAGATATGGCCGGCGACAAAGTCGGCCTGCGCAGAATCCTTGAACGTGCAATCCCAGCTCTGCACCAGCATCAAGTCGGCGGGCAGCTCAGTCCAGCGCTCGCGAAACCAATCGCGCTTGAAGACGTTGCCGCCCACCGGCGCGGGCCGCTGCTGCAGCTGCGCGGCCGCCACCTGCGAGCCCATCTCGAGGCGCGCCGTCTCGACCGTCTTCGCATCGAAGCGATCGGGACAAAGCAGCTCGCCGTCATGGGCACGCCGATCGCCACCGAACCGAGTGACACATCCAGGCGCCTCGAACTGCATTGGCAGCGACAGGTGCGCGTACTCCTTCGCCTGCTGACTGTTCAGGATGCGCCCCACTAGGTCGTCCTCGTGCAGCCGCTGCATGATGATCACGCGGGAGAAGTGGCGCGGGTCTTTCTTGCGCGACGCCATCGTACGGTTCCACCAGGTCCACGTGCGCTCGAGCGCCGCGCGCGCGATCTCGGGGTCCGCCTTGATCTCCTCGGGCTTGTTCGGGTCGTCGACCACTTGGATGTGCGCGTGAAAGCCTGTGGCCTGGCCGCCCACCGTCGTCGAGAAACGCTTGCCGCCGGCGCGCGTCGACCAAACGCTAATCGTCTCGGCGGTGTCTTCGCTCTTGGCAACCGCGACACGATCGCTGAACCGTCCCTGGAACCAGGGAGACTTCACCAAGCGCCGCGATTCGAGGGCCAGTTCTCGCATGAGGACCTGGCTGTAGGTCGCGAACATGAAGCTGCGCGTCGGGTGGGCCAACCAGTCCCACGCCGGCCAAAGGATGCTCACCAAGCGACTCTTCGAGCAGCCTGGTGGCACGTTGATGATCAGGCGCGGGCATTCGCCCCTGCTCACTGCTTCGAGGTGGGCGCATATTTCGTCGAGATGCCATGACCAGATCAGCTCCTCGGGTTCGATAGCGTGCCATGCCCGCTTGACGAACTCGGCGAAGCCATGACGCGCGATCGCCTCACGGTCGATGTCCTGCTCCGAGATGTCGAGCGGCAGATCCATCAGCGCTCGGCGACCTCGACGTTCACCTGCATGTGTCGTTTGGTCGCCCAGCACAGGAACGCGATCACGCCGAGCGCAGGACGCGCTGCAAGCCGCGCTCGTTTCTCGGCGCGCACAGCCCGTCGAGCACGCGCCACAAGCACCTGGCGCACGCTGTCGTCGGTGGGCACGAAGCGCGGCATCACCGGCTCGCGCTGCTCTGTCTTGGCCTGCGAGACCTCGGCCTGCCAGGTGCGCTGCATCTGGCGGTGAGCTACGTGGGTGCCGTCGGCGAGCGTGATCGGCTTCGCCCCTGCCGAGCGGAGCTGCTGCACGTCCGGCTGTTGGGTGACGTCGATCATTCGTCGAGCATGTCCTCGTCGTTGTCGTTGGCTTCTTCGCCTTCGACCTCGACGGGCTTGTCGCCGGAGTTCTCCGGGTCGGGGTCGCCGATGGTGTGCGTGATGCCAGTGGGAATGTTCTTCGGGGGCGGATCGCTCGCGGGCGTCTCGGTCTCGGCCAGGTGCTCGCCGGTGGCGACCTCGGAATCCTCGAGCAGCTTCTCGTCGTCGGTCATGTCTTCGTTCTCCTCGTTGAAGGGCGCCAGGTTCTCGGTTTCCTGCTCGTACAGATCCGTTTCGGCCACCTCGTCGGGCTTGCCGCCGACGGTAGTGTACGCGGGCCCATCGTTGTGGCCCGCGCCGCAGTACATCTCGTGCGCAGCGTCGAGAACGTCGGCGTGCATCCCGTCGTGCGGGTGATAGCCTTGGTTTGCCATCCAGTGCGCGAGTGCGAACGGGTTGTCGATCTCGCTGTGCGACTTCATGTGCTCCACGGTGCCTTGCCAACCCTCGGGCGCGCTGTCCTTGGTCATGGCTCTATCACCCGCCACCGTTCGAGGTTTTGCCACTTTCTACGCTTCGATCCATCGCTTGAGCGTCCAGCGCCCAAAGTCGTAGGCCTGCTCGATTTGCTGTTGCCGCTCCTCGCGATGCTCACGGCCAAGCTGGATGGCGATGCGCAGCGGGCAGCGCATCACGCCCTTTGCCGCTGTCCATGTGCGCACCTCGACGTCGAGAAAGCCGGGCCCACCTCCCGAGGGCACGATGTCGCAGGCTGGCCAAGGTTGTGGTGGCCTGAGCTCGCCGTCGGCTGAGATCGCGCGCAGCATCTCGAGCACGCCGGCGCGCCGACAAATCTCGACTGCGGCGGCGCGGAGCTGGCGATGGTGCGGGTCGTCGTCGCGGTGCGCGCCTTCGATGACCTTGCCGAGCATGCCAATGGCCGCGCGGTCGACGGCTGCCATCAGTTCGGGATCGTCTTCGTAGCTCATGGCTCTTGTCCTTCTGCGCGGATCCGCGCAAGCGCGCGCGCCAGCATCTCGTACGCGCGCAATTCGTCGTCGCTGAGCTTGCTCATGTCGATCTTCGCCGACGTGGCCGCCGGTATGTTCGGCGTTTCGTCGATGGTGATCGTCTGCGGCGCCTTGCCCCAGCCGCGGTCGAGCAGCGCATTGCACGCTGCCACGCGGGCCGATTCGTTCTCGGCGCTGGTCGCGAGTCGGCGCAGCTCGCCGATCGCTTCGACCGTCGCCTCTCGCGCAAGCCGCACCACCTCGACGAGCGCCTTGGGGCGCCCGCCGGGATTGATCGTGCCGCTGACCAACCGCCCGCGTTCGTCGCGAACCACAACGGACTTTTTATGAGGGCCCTCGCTCACGCCATGCTCACTGCAGCTTCAGCCCCGGCACGCTGGGCACGACCTGGACCTGGCCGTCGCCCTGCTTGAGCGCCATCTCGCGCAGGTCCTCGAGCACTGACACCAGCAGCTTCAGCGCCTGCCTGGGTGGCAGTGGTGACGAAAACGAGATCGCACTATTCGGCGCCTGCGTGACGGTGAACAACGTTCGCCCTTCGCTCAGTTCTGAGTCAGCCATGATTTTCTCCGTTGTGGACGTCTCCACGTAATGGTCATTCGTCGTCCTCTCCGGGCTCGCGCTCACGTAAATGGGCGCTCGCCTGGTTTTTGTGGATATTGAGGATATTTTCCGGGATATGCGGGTTCACT